ATGGACGCACATCTGCTTCTGGTTGTTTAGTTAGAATACTGTGCTTACATACTTGATAAGCAATATCTTCTCTTGTGTCATATCCTACAAATACTTTCATTAATCTCTTCTTTCAATATCATCTTCTGTAAGTTCTGTGCCCATCCAGACTTCTATAACTTTTGCAGTATTATCACCTATATTAGTTGCTTTATGCCAAGTAAGAACAGGTATATCTATACTATCTCCTGATGAGTATGTTTTAGTTTCACAGTCACCATTATCATATTCTAATGCCATTTGTATTGTGCCTTCTACGACATGCCAGTGTTCTGAACGTTTGAAATGGCGTTGGTCACTAAGTGCTTTACCTGCATCAAATGCAAGTTTTTTTGTAGCCCATCCGTCACCTTTATCAAGCACAGTATATCTGCCCCAAGCACGTTCTGTAGTAGGTTGTGCCCATTCTTTGAGTATCCAACTACTTGAATTCTTTTTATCTTCGCCTCCGACACCAAACGCAAACTCAACATCTTTGTATATCATTTCTGGAATGTTGTCTTTGGTTCTATCACCGCCGTTGGCAAATATTACTTTTGTTTGACTACCTACTGTAGACAACACAGTAAATATTGCCGCACAGGCAGTATCGTCGTCATCGTTGAATCCTATTACTTCGTTTACACAATCTAATTCTTTAATGATTGCACAACGTTCTTCAAAAGGCATAAACGCTTTGCCTTTTTTACGTTCAAGCCAAGCATCACTGTTCACACCTACTACTAGATGATCTCCTAATTCTTTTGCTGCTTTGAAATATTCTATATGACCTGAATGCAGCGGATCAAATCCGCCAGTTACAATAACTACTTTCATGCAGTATTTATGTACGTACTTTATTCAGTTTAATTTTTTGGTAATTTAGAATTGTCTTCGTGTACCGATTTGATTAAATTATAATCCATGTTTAATTTATCAATTAAATTTATAAGTGCAACTGTATCTTTTGGCAAACAAGCACCACTGTATCCACGCAAGTTTTCATTTACGTTGAGATATTGTCCACTGGTCTTTTCTGTTTTAATATATGCATTTTTTATTATATCATAGTTTGCATTGTATTTTGCAGACAAATCATACATTAAATTAGCAAATACAATACGCAAACTTGCATATGTGTTGTTGTAGAATTTTAAAATTTCTGCTTCTACTGGTAACATATACTCTACAGATTTAGGCAAGAACTTAAAAGCGTCAACTACAGTTCTAGCAATTGCTAAATTATATGTTCCTATTGCTAACAATTTACAATCTTCAAAATCTGTATCAGCATAATCTTGTCTTAAAAATTCAGGTACAAAGCAAATATCTAAATTATGTTTTTTCAATAATTTGTCTGTAGTTCCAGGAAGTATTGTACTACGTATTGCAACAACACCTTTATACTGAAACAAACTAATTTCTTGTAAAACTTTTTCTACATTATTTTCATGTGTACAAACAAATACTATTTCTGTATCCAGTACATCTTGTATTTTTGTATTGAATTTTATATCGTGTTCTACTACAGTATGTCCTAGTTTTTCAAAACCTTTGACGTTTGCCTTACCTACATTACCAACACCAATTACGCCAATTTTCATAGTAGACTTTCCACAGTTTTTTTAAGTCCAACTTCTAAAGGCGTGTAGTCTGTAAATCCTGTTAGCATTTGTACTAGTGTTGTATCTGGGCATCTACGTGTTACACTGCCTTTGGGTCCTGGTAGTACTTCTAACTTATCTGGATTTATGCCCATGTATCCCATTATAAGTTTTGCTACAGTACTAATAGTTACTTCATTATCATTGCCAACATTTACTGTTTTATTGATACAATTGTTTACAAGATTGTCTGTCATTTTTACAGCATCGTCAATATAACAAAAACTACGTGTGTCGTTGCCTTTGATATAATACAATCCTTGTTTACAACGTTCTACAAACTCATTTATAAAATGGTCAACTTGTCCTGGACCGTATACATTAAAATATCTTATGATCAAATATTCTAAGCCACTGTTTGCTACTAGGTTTTCACCGAGAGCTTTCGGAATGCTATAACTCCATCTTGGATTTGTAATGTCGTTAAACACAACCGGTACTTGCTCATCAGTTGGCACATGGTAATAACCTGCATCAATTGCTCCATTAAATATTTCACACGTACTAGCAAAAACAAATTTAGTGTCGGTATTTCTATAACGTTCAATTAAATTTATTGTTGGTATTGTATTGTTTATCAATACATCTGTAGGTTGCTCATAAAAAAGGTTAGTACCATTTGTTGCCGCAAGGTGTACTACAACATCATAATCAGGCAATAATTGTGTAGTGGCTTTATTTGTTAAATCTTCTCCACGGATTTTTTTATCATACGGCACTACGTGTGCTTTTTGCTGTTGCAAATGCTTGTAATAATGACTGCCGATAAATCCGTGTGATCCGGTTAGTAATATTTTAGAGTGTTGCATCTTCCATACCTGCTACTCGCAGTTTAACAATGTTTGTAATTTGCCATTGTTTTTGATCAAGTGCCTTTAATACACCCAACCACTTGTTTCGCATTAGTGCAAATTCATTTATGATTTTTTCATAATCAACAACATCTTGTTCACCGTCAACATATTTTTCTACGTCACGACTTGACAATGCTCGTTGATAATTTTCAAGATATTTACGAAAAAATGAACTGCGTAATTTACGCAGTTCTATATTTAAATATTCTAATATGGCTTCTAGTTCTTGTAGTTGATTAAATCGATGTTCAACAATGCCTGGCATCTCTGCACTTGCCTTTTCAATATTTCCTTTTAACTTTACTTCTAGCTTTGCTGCTTGAAGCTCAGTATCAAAATACTGTATAGCTGCCGGAACTTGTGTAATATCTCTACTTACTCGGCTGTACCATGCCATTAGTTATCCCACTCATCTTCGTAATCGTCTTGATCCATTTCTAAATAATATTGAATAGCAGCATCTAAAGTTTTATCTACACCTAACATACCTTTGAGTTGTATGTCATCCATACCATAATCGATCAGTGTATCAACATACTTTTCAGCTGCCATTTCAATGTGTTTCTTGTCTAGATACTCTTTAAACAAATCCCACAGATCGGCGACAAATTCTTCATTCATCTAATACAGGCTCCTCGTCATGATCCACAACTTCTCCGGTTGCGTTAGCGATATTTACCAATTGTTCTTCTTTTGCCGGTAAATCGGCCATGATCATTTCGAGTTTGTCACCTGTCCAATTCTTACGATATTCTAGTGTTTCTATATTATTGCTATCAATATACTTGTAGCGATTGCCTTGTTTTTCAAGCAGTCCTTTTGCTTCAAGCAAATCAAACATACCTGAATATGGATCCATACCTGTTTCATATGGAATCTTCACTTGTACTGCTTCAAACGGTTTAGCGTAACGTGTTTTCATAACCTTACACGCTGCTCTAATACCATGTACTTGCGAAGTTTTGTTACCATCAGCGTCTTCTTTGAGTTTTAGTTTCTTCATGGCAACAACCATTGAACTTGCATACACAAATCCGCTACCGCCTGAAATCTTATCATCCGGATCAAACATATCTTGCGATGCGTAAGTGTGGTTAGTAACACACATACCTACATTGTAACTGCCAAACATATTTACACAGTTAGTAACCAATGCTTTAAGTGCTTTTGCCTTACGACCCATATCACCTTTCATATCACCTGCTTCAAACTGATTTACTTCAGTTGGTGACATAAGCATACCCAATGAGTCTACAACAAACAATACTTTAGGACGATCTTCTTCGTTCATTGAACGATAATCATCCATAAATGTTGAGATAGTTTTAGCAACATCGTCAATCATTGCCATGTTTAGTTTTAGCAAATGCTCAGGTTCGCAACTAACACCTAGTGCTTCTAGCCATGTTTGGTCTAGTGCGTTTTCTGAGTCAATTAGCACTACAAAGATGCCTTGCTCTTGTGCTGACTTTACAATATTGCCAGACACAATGTAAGATTTGCCTGCACCTGATTCGCCTGCAAACACGCTTACTTTACCAAGAGGAATACCCTTACGGAAGTCACCACTTAGTAGATAATTTAGTGCATAGTTACCTGTACTGATCCAGTCTTGTGGATCATTAAAGCCTGCACTCATACCTTTAATAGAATTTGTTAAACTGTTTCGAAACTTGCTAGGATCGAATGCCTTAGTAGCCATATATATCTCCTATTCTAAAAAGTGTAGGAAAGGGCCGAAGCCCTTTCTTTTTATTGACCTTGACGTGCTCTGATCATTGCTAGAATGTCTTGTGCACCGCCTGCTGATTCTTCTGCAGGTGCTGCCTCTGCTGCTGGAGCAGGTGCAGGTTCGGGTGTTGCTGCCGGAGCAGGTGCTGGATCTTGCCAACCAGTATCATTTACTGTTTCAGCTGCCGGTGCTGCCGGTGCTGCTGTTGGCGCAGGAGTAACTGGATCACCTGTACGTGCTGCCATGCCTACTGGACGGAAGTAATTGCTCCAACGATCTGGATCATATACTTCACCATCTACACTTGCTTCAAACATTTCAGTAAGAACTTTAAGTTCTACTTCACCTGGCTTTTTAGGAAGGAAATCATTTAGATTAAACAAACCGTGATTATTCACCGCTGCCATCTCTGCATCACCTAGTGGACGCTCTCTACGTGCCCAATTACTTGCGCCGTAATCTGCATAACCACCTTTTGTACCTTTTGACAAACGGAAGTCTACACCAGCAGTATAATCTGTTGGTAGTTCTTCCATATCTGGGTCCATAAGTGCTGCTTTGATTAGTTGGAAGATTTGTGGACCAATAATAAATCGACGAATCGGATTCTCTGGTTGTGAATCTTCTTTAAGTGGATCATCAGTTACAAACCCTTGGAAGATGTATGAACGCTTTTTCCAATACTTACGACCCATATCTTCTAGACTTGGATCTTTAAACCAGCCACGTACCTCTTGCAAGATTGGGCATGATTCACCATACATTTCCATACACGGAACTTGTACTTGTACTGGACGAGAACTTGTGTCTCCTTTTACTCCAGCAAATGGAAGTTTGATCATCAAACGTTCTTTCCAAAAGAAAGTGTTTGAATCGTCGCCATCAGGTAAGAAACGCAACGTTGCAGTTTCGCCTTCTTTCATATTCCAAAATGGGTAAATTGCGTTATCGCCACCGCCTGTTCGTTGTCCGCCAGCGCCGGCTTCTTGTTCTTTGAGCTTTGCTCTAATTTCTGCTAATGATGCCATAGTTATGCCTCCTTATATATTGCCTATGTTCTATGTGCCTTTAGTGTGCAGCACAATTACTATACTACACAATGTTATTTATCTTGTCAACTATTTTTTTGACAAAAATTTCAAATGGTTAGCCGATTATTTTAAACCGGCTAACGCTGAGATTCTATCTAGTTCTTGTGATTCGCCTTGTATCGATTGTATGTCTTGTTTAACAAAATCCATAATAAATTTGGCTTCATTACCAACCTGATTTCTTAATCTTTTCATTGCATTTTGATCGCCTTGTTGAACTTTAAAAAGATTTTTTTTCATTCCGATTGCATTCTGAGTTGTTTTTGTGCCACCACCTGCGTTTTTGATATCATGGCCTACCCTGGCTATCTCAGTATAAATGTCTAACAAAGCCTCCACATTAGTTTGAGCGTAGGGTACTCCTCGTGCATCGCCGTTTGGATTATTTATTACTAGTGGAGCACGTTCTTGGTATCGTTTTGCTAGTTCTTTTGCTTTTGATTCAAAATTTGAAGTTGTGTATCCTTGTTTAGCACCTTGAATGCCGCCACTGACTGCACCTTTGACAGCATCCCAAACACCTTCTTCCATATCAACTTCGCCTAGTTTTTTCTGTTGGTATTTTGTATACGCTTGGCCTAGACGTTCTATGAACTGACTTGCTGGCTTGATATATTGATCACCATAGTCTTTTTCTACACTGGTCAATACTGCTGTTTCGCCTTTTGGAAACTTGCCTGTTTGTCTATCAAAATAACTTAGAATAAATTCGCCTAATGGTGTTTTTTGGTCTTTTTCGATTGTGATCTTTTCGCCATCTGGACCGTCGATTTCGTCGCCTTTTTCCTTGCCGTTCATTTTGGCTTGACGTACTGCGTGTGCGTATGCATTGCCTTCGTCTGTTTCTTGTTCGCCTTCTACTTGCGCACTAAAGTTATCAGCAAATTGTCCTAACAATTTATCAAATGCCATATCTATTTCTGACTCTGTGTTTACGCCTCTAGTACTACCTGTTGGTTGTCCATTAGGTGCAAGTTCGCTCGTACCGCCTGCACCAATGTTTACATCTGGGCCTATTTGGCGCCACATAAACATTCCGCCTTTTGCTGGTATAATTTCAAAATCTTTGCCTTGCTCTTGATATCCATTTGCTAACGCATCATCAATTGCTTTTTGTTCTGTAGGAAAAATATCATCGCTTGTTCTTTGTTGCGGTCTTAGTTTTGGACGTGGACTAGTTGCAGGTGCTCCGCCTAACGCTTGTCCAACTGCTGCATCTATGCTTGCCTTATCTACTTCATTTACGATATCTTCAAATGCAAGTTCTTGCGGCTTTGCTGATTCACCTACTAAGTTGTAAATGTATGGAAATACATCTTTTAGTTCTTCGTTAAATTGTTTTACTGTAAGTTGATCGATCCAGCTATCTGCAATATCTTCAGGTACTTCAGTTTTTTCAGTTGGCTCAAAACTTTCAAATGCTTTCGTATAATTTGATGGCTTTTGGAGATTTTGAATAGTTTTACGCACGGTAGCAATACGCTCATTTACTGTGTCCATATGCTCAGCTAGACTTTCTGCCATTACACTGCTACGCCCCATGTAAGTTTTGAACTTGCGGAGATTTGAAAGTTCTTCACTTAGGCCTGTGATATGTTTGCCGAAGTCATCAAACGGATGCCCACCTTCGCTAACATGAACAGCCATTGCTCGTGCGCCGCTCAAATGTTTAAAAGGATATTTAAACTTTTCGCCTGCTGCATTTTCAATAAAAAGTGAACCAATTTTTTTAGTTCTGCTTTCGCCTTCTTCAATATTACCTGTGTGCTTGATGCTTAGTTTAGCATTGCCAATACGTTGATAACTTGTTTTATTTGTTCCACGTAATGCTGATTCGTTCATTGTTGTTTCTCCGCGATTTGCCGCCATGTAGCCGTAATCTCTTTGTGTAAAGTTAGATTTGTTTATATCTCTTACTTCAAAATTTAGTAAACGTTTTTTGGCAAAAACTCTAACACCTTTTAAAAAATCATACCAATCGTCTCGTTCTGTAAATCCTACATTTTCAGTAAAATCTTTATTGTACATGATTGTTACACCTGACTTCTCATCAAGTGATACACTTACTTTACCTAAAACACTATCTTGACTTTTAAAATCAAATTCATAAAATCTAGCAAGTGCAGGTTCGTTAGTTACGTTGCCTTCGCCGTCGCCGATTGTAACGCTTGGAAAGCGTCCACGTATTTTATTAAAAAGTTGTTCTGCTACTACGTTTAAATCTCTCATTATAAACTATTTATCAATAACTGCTACTAACAAAGATCGGCATTGGCATTTCATAATCGTCTTCGTGTTCAATTTGACTGAATGTATTGTACACTGTAGGATCCCAATCTTTCATTACGCTCATAACTCTAAGTGTCAATAATAAACTACTTACTAAATCATCATAGTGTCCTGGTTTGGCTTGAAAGCTACTACCTGCTGCAATATATGCTTTTAATTCACTTAGCAGTGCTTTACTACGCACTGTGAGTTTATCATTTTCTATCATTGTTTTTAATCTAGCACATGCTGTTGTTTTTGAACTATGAGTAGTGTTGAATCCTTTACGGAACTTTCTTACGTGTCCTTTACGTATAGGTTCGCTGATAAACAAGCCTGGTATGTTTTCTTCACCAAAATCATTTATAACAAGTAATGCTGCTTCGCCAATACCGTTGTTTTCTACACTCCAATATATATTACTACTTGACTTCATTTCATCTGCAAGGTATCTACATATGTCTGCCAACACACGTATTTGTCCAGGAATAGCAGTAGTGTTATGTTGCCATTCGCCTACTTGTTCATACGTAGGTAATTCTATAACCTGTATTGCTGCAAAGTCGCCACCTGTGCCCATACTAGGATCTAAACCTACAACATATGATTTCTTAGCATCAGGTTTTTTATACCAACGCACTTGTCCCATTCTAATAATAGGATCTATGCCTTCCATTGCTGCTAGTTTTATACTGTTTATAAGTGTTTCGTCAAATACTAAGAATTCACAACCGTATTCACGTCTAAACTTTTCTTCGCCGATACGACCAATTTCTTCTTTTTTCCATTGTTCGTCTCTATCCGGATGTTCGTGCCATTCTGCTCTAAAACTGTGAAATCCATTTATGCCTACATCGTTTTCATTACCATATTCGTCAAACTTTTGTTCCGCTTGTTTCCAAATAGTAGCAAACGTATCTTCGTCACTGTTAGGTGTACTAGTAATAATAGCACGACCACCTGTTGCTAGTGTAGGTGAAATCGAAGTCCAAAACTCTTCCGCAATGTTAGGCATAACAAATGCAAACTCGTCACAGTACAGTAATGAAATTGACATACCACGTCCTGTGTTTCCTGTTGTTGTTTGGCTTACAATTCTACTACCATTCTCAAACTCAATGCTACCTTTGTTGTAACTTGTAACACCTGCTCTGATATGATCTGGACAAGTTTCATACACAAAACGTATGCGAGACATAATCTCCTGTGCGCCTGTGTATTTGTGTGCAGCAATAAGAATAGTTTGATCTGGATTAAACATTGCGTACCAAGCCAAGTATATACTTGCACATGTAGTTTTGCCTGTTTGTCTAGGCATCATATTGATATTAAATCGATAGCTATGATAACTATCCATTAAACCTAACTGATATTCAAAAGGATCAAACAGCAACTTTCCTTTTACAGGATGCTGAATAAATGCAAAGTGTTTTGCAAAGTGCAAATAACCTGTATCTGGATCCATACAAGCAAGTAAGTCTTCAACTTGCTCGTTTGTGTACGTATCCTTTTGATTTGCCTTTTTAATTAGTACGCCGTCTAAACTTTTACTCATACTGTATTTAACCAAAAAAATAGGGCCCGAAGGCCCTATTGAGTTCTGGGGGGTGTATTATTTTTTGCGTTGTGCCAATGCTGCAAGCAGTTGTGATTTAATTGTTTCTTCTAATTCTGCTTCTTCTGTGTTCATTGGGTTATCACCGCCTGCTGTTGCTGGATACGATCCTTTTTCTTTGTGTAGATCGTTACCTGCTGGAATACTTGCACTCATATCGTTTGCATAAGTGGTCATTTCTTCATCTGGTTCAGTTGTAGCATCTTCAAATCCGCCATCTTCATTTTCTTCTGCAACAGATTCTTCTGGTGCCATTAAACGAATCATGTCGCCCATGCCTGGCTCTTTTGGTTTACTACCGCAGCCTCCCATTGGTTGACTTGGGCCGTGTACTTTGCCGCAAATTGGGCAAGGCTTAGGACCAGGATTGATATCATCTGGTTCTACCATTTTTGCGCCATCAGCGCCTGCTAATTGCATCATGCGGAGTATTTCTGCTACTTCGCTTGCATCAGCACCATTGATATTGATGCTTGCTTCGTCTAGTTTCTTTTTCATTTTTACTCCTGCTAGATCTAATATTCTTGACTCTTCCATATCGTCAATTGTTTTGTATCTGATTTGACCTAATAATGCACCTGTATCAGCTTGTGCTGCACCTCTGCCTCTAGTTCTCGGCATGTTAGGAATTGAACTAATATCAATTACACCTCTTGTAGGATCATCCTCTACTCTACCACCACTTACTGTGATGCCAAATACTTCTTCGTAAAACGATCTCCAAGATCTTCTTTGCCAGAAATCGTCGGCTTGATTTTTTGCATCTACTAGCATTCTTAGAAGATCGCCATTAAATCTTTCAATTTGATCATCAAACTTTGTTTGTGCTTCAGGCGACAATCTAGTTCTAATAGTATCTGCTTCTACACGCCCGCTTGGAGCAGGTTCTGCAGGTGTCTCTGGCTCTTCTTCTGGTTCTGCAGGTGTCTCTGGCTCAGGTGTTTCTGGCTCAGGTGGGGTTGGATCGGTAGGTTCTGGAGGTGTCTCTGGCTCAGGTGTTTCTGGCTCAGGTGGGGTTGGATCGGTAGGTTCTGGAGGTGTTTGCTCTGGTGCACTATCATCCTCAGGTGCTTTAAGTTTTTCAATAGCACTACGTGTTTCTGGACCTACTATACCATCAACTGCAATACCTTGTGATTGTTGTAATGTTCTTACAGCTTGTTCAGTTTTAGGTCCAAAGATACCATCCTGTTCACTTTCTGGCATACCTAATCTACGTTGTAGTTCTTTAACACCTTCGCCTCTACTACCTCTACGTAGTAAACCTTGATCATAACTTGCGCCAGTTACCGGACGTGGATTTTGTGAAGGTGCAGCAGGTGCGGCAGCGGCGGTTGCGCCTCCTGGTCTTGCAGTTGGATCATTGCCAAAATTTTCGCCTGGTCCATAAGGAACACGTTGTCCATTTTCAATTCTACCTTTGATAGTAGCAGGATTCCATCTACCTAAAAATCCTTCTCCGGTTGGATTACCGTTCCATCTTACAATACCATCTGCACTTCTAAAATATAAATTTCCGTCAGTATGTACCATAACAGGATTCATGCCGCCGATGCCGCCATAATGGGTAGGTACAAAATTTGTCGGTGCTGCTTCTTTGATTACTTTTACTTCAGAAATTTTCATATTATGCTCCTACTGGACTTTTTGTATTCTCAGCATCGCCAATGTCTTTGCTTTCACCTGCAGGCGCTTCGCCAACATAATCGTTGTCTCTTTCTTTACGTGCTGTTTCTAATTCTTTTAGCAAGTTCATTACTCTAGCACCGCCTGCGTCTTCCTGAGCAGTTTCGCCACCTAATTCTTCAACTGTTAGTTTTGATACATATTCTTCTTTTGAATCTTCTTGCTGATATAGTTCTTGTGGTTCGTTTGGATTACGTACGATAATATGACTTTGCGGTACACTGCACACGCTGCCTAAATATTCTTGCAAAACTTGTACAGTTGTTGGATATGTCAATTCAACTTCATAATAGTGTACTTCACAATTTTCTAATTGTGGAAAATCTAAAGGACGCTCTTGGATTGGTGTTTTTTTACCTGCTGACATTTTGGTAATGCCAAACTTTTGCAATCCTGTTTCTAGCATGTCCTCGCAACCGTCAGGTTGTTCACCTGCGATGCCAATTTTAAATTCATATGTTTTCTTTGATTCTGTTAAATAATCAGCAAAATTTTTCATCGATATATCCTAAACTATAATACTATTTATCTTTATCTATACCTTTTAGACGCTCTAATAGACTGTTACGATCTGTAACAACATATCCTTCTCCTGGAAGTATATCACCGTCTCCTGGTCCGTTGTCTCTATCCATTTTTTCTTTTTTAAGTTGTAGCTCTACCATTTTTAGTTTTTTATCTAGTTTAGCAACTTTGGCATCCAAACTGGTTTTGAGCATTGTGCCAGCTACTTCAAATACTCTACCACTGTAACGACTTTCTACGTTCATGCCCAAGTCCATCAAGTCATCGTATGCAGTCATTGCTTTGTCAGCAACTTCATTTAGTTCTTTGTCTGCCATATCACCTAAGCCTTTTACAGCAGGTAACGCACTGGCTATTTTGTCAAACTCGGCAATGTCTCTAAATGTATCTTCATGCTCTACCACCGGAGCTCGTTCTTCCTGATCTTTAAGATCAGCATTGTCTGGCAAATTTAACATGTCTTCTAATTTTTTAGTCATAATACTATTCCATTATATGCTAACTTTATTTACCCCAGTTTTTATTGGTGTTCATATAAGCGGTTATAGTTGCACGCCAATTGTTACCACTTTCGTAACTATGCCAGGTTTCGTTGTTATTTCCAGCAAAAATTAAACATCTTCCAGGCTTCCAAGGTATTTCAAGTTTATCTTTATTATTCATATCTGACATTACATATGTTCCGATGCTTTTTAAAGGACCTATATATGTAACAAAAGTCCATATTTTTGTTTCATCATCGCAGTGAGGTTGAAATTTATATCCTGCAGGATTTATTGCTAAATGACCTAATGCATGTAATTTTTTATATTGTCTGGGAGATTTATAATTTAATTCTTTTATTACATCAGGCATTTTGTCAATTGCTGTTTGTAAAATATTTTTATATGGTTCTTCGATTGTATCAGTAGTATAATGAAACTTAGAATTTTTTTCTTGTATATGTTTTTGTGCAATATAAGAAAGTTTTGCTACATCTTGCTTTTCAATAAAATTATCAACAACCCAGTGTTTCCACGGAAATGTTTGTTCAAAAATTTTCATTTTCTTTTACCTTGGTGGAAAATATCTCCTTCGTTTACAACTCTAAATGTCATGCCTTTTTGTTTACAATAGGCTCTAGCTGCTGTCCACTTAGCTTGATTTACAACGTAGTGTGCTTTATTTGCTCTACTATTTCCTAATTGATTTTTAAATGTATGATTAGCAGGTTTAACTTCAATAAGTTCTACATGCTGATTTCCTGTTTTATCATTATATACAATAAAGAAGTCAGGAACATATATTGTATATTTTCCTGTGAAAGGATTTCTGTATGGTATACGTATTGCTTCACTTGCCCATTTTGTAATATTATCATTTTGATCGCACATGCGCATGAATGCAAATTCCCAACTGCTACGATACGTAGGAGTACGACCGCCAATATACTTGTCAGGGTTTTTGAGAGTAAATTTGCCTTGGGCAAAACGTCCCATTACAATCTCACATTTCTGTTTTCAGTAGTTTCTATATTGTAATTGTTTTTATAACCTAATGCACTAATTCTACTTCTGTTATTGTTTAAAATAGCACTGACTAATCTACTCAGTTGTACTTCGTCTAAACCTTCTAGCGTATCAATCAAATCAAATACTTTTTTATTTTCTGCTTTTGCTTGTTGCAAAATTACCGTTGCAACTGAAATTGCAGCATCTTTTGTGAATTTTCTTTTTGTAAAAAATCCAACAACAGTATCGACTTCATTGCTGGTCAAACTGATTTGTTTAGTAAAATACCTATCAAACAGTTGTCTTACTTCTTTACCGCTGTCTTGTTTTTGTGCTTTTTCTTCTTCTGCATAACTGCTCATTACAAGATTCCTATTTCATTCAAACGAGCAACAAAACCTTCTGTACTAGATTCTGTTACTGCTGCTTGTTCAATTTGCGATTTTACATTAGGCGATAAAGTGTCATAAAATTGTTTTGATTCTTGTATATTTCTACCTGTATAAGTTGATAGTTGAGTTGTAGTACGGCCTCTTGCAAAATCTGATAATCGTTGTTGATTACTACTTACTTCTCTATTAAATTGCTGATTACTTATGTTAGAACTTACAAAAGTACTAACTGGTTGTGCATTTGTAAAATTGTTTTCATTTGCTCTACTAGGAAAAAAGTTAGTAGTATTGTTTGGAGATAATATAGTTTGTCCAATAGGTTGTGTATTTGTAGGAAGTTGTGATTCACGTTGTTGTGAATTAAAGTCGGTAAGAGTTATTAAATTAGATAACAAATCTGTAAATACTTCTCCCCAGAATGTATTGTCATTTGTGTCTTTTGCAATAGTGCTAGTGCTTACACTTTCATAAGGACTAGGCATAGTATCGTAATGACTAATATCTCCAAAACTTTGTATTTTTTCTGGACTTGTAATTTCTCTATCATACAGTACACTTTCGTAGGCAATACGCATTGAATTACGCATTACACCTGATGCATCTGCTTGATCAACTCTATCATGTTGCCATTCTGTGATAATTGGGTTTACCAATGTAAAACTTGTAAATGTGCTTTCTTTATTTTGAGGATGCAACTGATGAATTGTAATACTATTAAAGAATGGAATGTCTGTAGGACGTCTTCTATTAAATCCATGTCTGTAAGTATTTGCAACATCTGTATCATATAGTTTTGTCTGATATGCTCTAGGTCTGCTGCTTTGATCTGTGTAGTTGCCGTCTTGATAATAATATCTATAATACGCTTCCCACAATAAACTTGTAAGTCCTGCATTGTCATCGTGGAAGTCAATGCTAACTTCGTTGTATGTAATTTGTGTTTGTACTACTTTTTTTCTGTTGTATTGATTTAAAGTTTCTGTTTGAATACTGTATCTAGGCAAATCAGCTGCATTTGCTAATAAATTAAATTCACGTTTATTTAAAAGACTGAATACACTATTTCCTAAAACACTAAGTGCAGTAGTGTTTACATCAATAACAACATGATAAAGGAATTTAGTTTTTGGTGCTAACCTAAAATTATTGCGTCTATACAAAGCAGATGCATGAGCAAAATCTCCCATTATGCCCTTGCCGCTATCTAAACTACTAAAGTTATCATAAAAACTGTTACTTGCCATATAGTATTTATCTTTAAATATATGTGCGTATATAAAGAAAAAAGGAGCCTTACGACTCCTTTAATTGATGCAATCTCATTTAAGTATTAAAGAGCTGCGCCGCCTGTAGCACCTGTGCCTGTTTCACTGTTTCTATCTTGGAAGTTATTAGGTGTACCTACGCCGATGTTTAATTGCACAGCATTATCATATGTGATACTCAACGCAACTGTCATTGCGTCATTTGTGCCATATGCCATGCTACCATAATCAACACTATTTAAATAGCACCCATATAATTCCCAGGTTTCTAGTACTTGTGGAGTATTTGCTCCATTACCACCGTCTAAGACTTCAATACGTTGTGTAAATTTATAGTCTTGACCAGTAGCAGCACTCGCTTGTTCAAAAAAGTCAAATTGTTTCTGTAGTTGTTCGCCAACTAATTTTTGTACGTTACCATTGATATCATCACGTAAATTTACAGTAACAGGCTGCCATGTATGCTTACCTGCCATCATAATTTTACTGTTGTAAACATCTAATTGGATTGGATCAAATTGGATATTTGGTCTAGTTGCATCGATAACTTGTTTTGTTAGTTCTGTTGTGTTTCCTGTAATACCAAAGTTTTCAAGTGTCACTCTAAAGCGATACTGTAATTTTGGCATAAGCAAACCTTGACTACTGCTAGTAGTATCGTTTGCTAATGGAACTGTTAAATTCAATAGAGTTGAGATTGCCATCTAATTGTTTCTCCTTATACACAAGTATTTATCATTTGTAGGGGGTTTTATTTTTACCCCCTACTTTATGATATTAAAGACCTGCGATCTCTCCTGTGTTTTTGATACGTAGCGGAATGTAAATAAATTCTACTGCTTTTACTGGTTCAATAGCAATATCTACATACAGCTCATTTCTGTCAATTCTTGCAGGAGTATTGTTTGTTTCGTCACATACTACCAAGAAGTCAAATAGTGCTCTTAGTCCTACAAGTTCAACTAGCAAACTTTCTACCTGTTGTTTGATTTCATCACGTGTGATTTTATCATTTGGTTCAAACAAGTATGGTTTTGCTAATGTGTTTAGCTGACTGCGTAAGAAAACAACAAGTCTTGCAACATTGATTCTATCCAATGCACTTGCATTTCTTGCACGAGTCTTCTGTCCAAACACAACTAACCCTGCTCCTGTTAGGAACGTAATTGGGTTGACGTTGTTTGAGTACAATGTATCTCTTACACCTTCATTCAGTGCTGTTGCAACAAATTCGCCTTCGCCATTGATATAACCTGTTGATGTAGCGTTGGTTACGCCACCACGTCTTGTACCTGCTGGTGCAAACCATGGATAAGCAACTTGGTCGTTTAATGCAAATGTACGTAGTACCATGTGTGAACTTGGAACAACAATGTTGTTGCCTGAATTATCACTTGTAAATCCACTTGGATAGTAAACACCTAGATATTCATCTCTGCTTACCAGTCCGTTGTCATTATCTTCAACAACTGTGTTTACATTGGTTGCCCATTCATTCAAGCTGGTTGCATCACTTGTTAAACGCATTGGCGAATCACCAATAACAAATGCTGTCAAGCCTCTGTCATAGTTTAGTGTGATCATTTCACCAATTAGTTCTGGATAACCTGGAGTTGCAATCAAGTTAAAGATACGTGATTCGTCATCACGGATATCTTGGTTTTCATTTAACAATGCTTGTAGTTTTTGTACTACTACTTTACGCTGTGCTTTACGTCCAAAGCTACCCGAACCATCTACTTCATTAGCTGATTCAGTTACCCAACGGTGTGGATAATAAGCTGCCATTGAATTACCGTCATCGCTTCCTCTGCCGTTTTCAGCAGCTAAATCAATGTAGTTACGTTCAAAACGCTTTACGTTGAATCCGCTTCTACGTAGATTCCATAGCAACATGCCTTTTGGATATAGTGCTGGATCTGGAGCATCTGGATCTAAGTAATCACTTACTAGTAGGTCTGCAATATCTCCTGCTGTTCCGCTGTTTGCACCTGCTGTGTTGTAACGTGCATCTGCAAAAATTACACCGTTTTCAGTAGTTTGATCTGTTTTATCAATTTCTACCCATGTGCTTAGTGTAGCGTTGTACTTGTAAATTGTTGGGAAGTTTTCTAAATCTGCTGTGCTTACCCAAATATCGCCAGTTACCAATGCTGCGCCGCCTGATTGTGTTTCTGGTTCACTTGCACTTACAATTGGACCTTCAGGATCTGTGTCTGGATATTCATTTGCATATCCTTTCCATTCATCTCCGTTATGTACCATGATATCAATTTCATCAATTACACTGCTATACCACAATGCGCCGTCTGCTGCTAGTGCAGTAGGTGCTTCGTCGCCTGCTGTATATGTTAGTTCTTTCCAAAGACTTGCTACGTAGCTGTTTGCAGCACCTGTTGGATCATCATACAAGTTTGCAGTGCCCGAAGAATCTGAATAATCCCACGCTGGGAAAGCTGAAACAAATCTTGTGTTTGTGTCAACAATTCTAATTTCACCGCCTGTTGCATGTGTGACAACAACTTTGTTACCTGCAATTACACTTGCACTTACATTTGCTAAACCTGCTGCGTTGATTGCGCCTGCTAAGTCGTCTGCGTCAGTTGTTGCACCTGTAGCAGTAAATGCTACAGTAACAGGTGTACTCATTGCTGCACTGCCTTTTGTGCTTTCACTAATTGTAAAACTACCATCGCCTGCAACAAATGTACTTGCTGTAATAGCTGCACTTGTAATTGTTGTAGCACCTGCTGCATTACGTTTAAAGATTGTAAAGTCAGCTAAGTTTGTTGCATTTTCTGTTGTGTTTGTTTGAACATAAAGATCAGTAGTTGCAAGATTTGCGCCTGCGCCTGATAAGTCCATGTTGTAAATTGCAGCATGATTTGATGCATAAATCGGAGCACTTGATGTATCCCATAATTCAGTGTCTGCATTCCAAACTTTTACGCTCCAATTAGCACCTGCATTTGGAGTAGTTGTTTTAATCCAAATACTACCGCTTGGACGATTTTCGTCTGCTGTTTTGTATGCTGGTACACTTGTATGCGCACTTGCTTGTAATTTTGGAGCAACATAATCAACTGCACCTGTAAGTCCAGCAGCAGTCAATACGCTGCCTGTACCTGCAAATTCAAATCCATCATGTGAAGATCCGTCATTATAAAATACAACTCTGTTGTTTTCTACATTACAACGTATACCTGTACCTGCTAATGCTGTGTTAAAATCAGCTGCAAACTGTGCTGCTGTATTTGCAGTTAGTGGAAAAGTTGCGATTAGTGTAGTTCCATCAGTTTCGTTTACTGTAAGAGTATCACCTGGAGTAAATGGAGTACCGCTAACATCAGCTGTACCAGTTACACTTGCCCAACTTGCTTTCCAGTCTGCACTACCTACTGTTACCCATGTGCCTGCTGCAATCAAGCCATTGCCTGGTGATTTATAATACAATGTAGGAACTGTTGTAAGGACCACTAGAGCGTAATCGCCTACAGCACCAACACTTGCTTTTGGTGTATAATCGCCGCCGCCAACAACTTTAGTTGAATCTGTAATAACTATAGGTGTTTTATTTGTAAAACTTTGTCCTGTAGTGTTTGTTAAAGAGACAGCACTACCGTCCCACTCAAAAATTCCGTATCTGCTATTTGCAGTATCTAACCAATATGTTCCATCTGCAGGATTAGCAGTTGTAGCTGTTGCACTTGCATTCAGTGCAGCTAAGTCAATGTCTGCACGTACAACATATGCTCTGTTGCTTACACCCAAATATGAGTATGCCGCTTGCAAACCATATTCGTTCTGCTCTCCGCCGTGGATTGGATTGTTATTATTATCTACATAAAATGTCGGATCACCAAATGTATCTACTAGTTCACGCTGAGAAGTAAGTAGGTATGGTCTTCCGGCATTTGCTTTTGTGGTACCCGGAGCAATTCCTGTTCCTGCACCATTTAGTTTATTTTCGCCAGTAGCGACAAATATAATAGGTACTGTACCTGGTTCAGCCGGAGTATAGAAACTCTCGTCAATTACCTGGACATCTACACCTGGTGATACTAATGCCATTTTGTTGTTCTCCTAAACAATGTTATTATAGTATTATTTAGCAGATCTAGGGTAAAATAGCGGTTTTGAGGGGTTATCTACGTATTTAATTGCCCTTTATACAGTTCATCGACCCAAAACTCTAAGTCGTTGAGTGTACCATTATTGTCAATATAAAAGTCGGCCATGTAAGGTTCTAGTGTCATACTATCTGTAGATTCTTTAGGCAAGTAGTCACTTCTGTCAACCCAAATAGCATAATCAAAAACATTTATGTTACGCATAGCAAAGTATTCACGCTTGTTTCGTAGTCCACAATAAATGTCATGTTCTGCAAAAATAGCTCTTCCTAATGTAGCAGCATCATGTGCATTCATATCACTTATAGCATTGTACCATTCAGTTCTATGGTTATGTCTGTCCGCATAACATTCTTCTTCACTGTCGTAATTGTATTTCTTTTTTAACAAATCATAGATAAACAATTTGGAGCAGAACGCACTGCTGCTTTCAAAACTATAGTTATATTTGTCTCTAAGAATTTCGCACACAGTGTCTTTACCGTGTCTACCATGACCAATGACTAACAATTTTTTACGCATAATTCAATATACTATATTATTTTGTTTTTGTCAATAATATATTTAGAAAATAATTCTGCCCATTTTTCTTGTGCTGCTTCTAACGGATGATCTGATTCTTTCCCGCATTTATAATTATTTTTCTTTGCCCAATCGTAAAATCCTAAATTTTCCTCAGTATGCACAATATTGTATAAATCTAATCGTTGTTTCATATCTTCAAAGAAAATATTAGGATAATGATGTTTTAGACTTAGTAAGTCATTAAAAGCGCATGTATAATAAAATTTAACGTTATTTGATTTTAGCCAACTTGTAAGATATTCTAATTGTTGTAAAGGATAATATATATGATTATCGGCAGTAGCACGTCTTGTATAAAATTCTAGTATTGTGCGTGTGAGATACTCATCTGATATAAACTGTCTACGTGCTAATGATTCTTTTTTTGACCACATCCTAGTTTGTCCGTCACCATCAGAAGGCAGTGAGGTCCAGAATCTATATTCGTGATCCTGTTCTGTAGAGATATCGTTTATTACAGGATATTCTCTACGTAAAATACTTGTCCACATTATCAATACAACTATGTCTTCGGCTTTGTATGATTTTAACATTTTGTTAGTTTGATAAATTACTCGTCTTACACATGAGCCGTAACCTGTGCCAGGTATTGCTGTGTTATCTACAGTAGCGTTTTTAAATAATTTTTTTTGTACCCAGTTAGCCCAAGTAAAGTTACTGCGAGGTTTTAAAATTCCTACTGTAGGTCGTGAAGCATCCCAATCTGCTAATTCAGATCCTGCTGTAAAACTACATCCTCCGGCAATAATTTTTTTTATGTTATCCAATCAAGAATCCGTAACCTGTGCCGCCTGCAACTGCCATTGCTAGATCTTGTTCTAGTTTTTCCATTTCTTGCTGTGCTTCAGCTTTGAGTGCATCGCCATTTAACGATGTTCCGCCCCCGGGTCCGGCAATAGTAGCAAATTTACTACGTGCCTCTCCTAGCATGTATTTACAACTTGCTAGTGTGTAATCTTTAATCCACTGTGCTGCTTTATAATCTTTTAGCAATTGCATGTCTGGACGATAATTGTAGCAGTACAATAATGCTTCTTCTTCTGCTCTTGGACGTTGAAGTATAGTCAATTTGCTAGTTGTTGGGTTCCATTTAAATTCGATAAATGAACCAAACATACGTCCTACTAATTCTTGCTGTTGTGCAAAGAAATCATAAGTTGCAAGCCCACCAATACCTGAACCAGCTAACAAATAGGTATTTGTATATGCCAGGTTAAATGGTTCAAACAAACTGCCGCCATCTGCGCTGCCGCCTAGTCTGCTACCAACGCTTCGCCTATAAATTTTTCTTACCTCAATAATTTCTTGTGGTAATTCATACACATTCTGGTCTTGGTTAAATTTAATAGTAACATAACTTTCTTCAACACTGTTTTCACTACGCTGCCTATACTTTGTTAAAGCCTTTGTAAGTGCAGTTTCGTAGTGCATTGGGTCTAGTTCAACGTCAACCATTCCTCCACCGAGAAATGCATTCACATAATCAAATATTTGTTGTTTTTGTGTTGTAAGGTTACTGTCTGCCATCTTGTTCTCCAATTGTATTTATGCTAAATATACATATGCCACGTTTGAGTTTATATAGGCCTGAAAGGTCACACGACTACGATTTCTTAGACAAAATGATCTATGAACAATTCACTGTAGGTGGAACCGACTTGTTGATACACAAGTACTTAGGTCCTAAATCTGTAAGTGCAGATGATGCTACACCAGAACAACCAGCATATGATGTGGTTGCAGAAACAAATATACAAGATTTATTATTTTTAGAAAATAGAGATAGAAAATACGACGAAGATATCTATACAGTAAGAGCACATTACAATGTACAAGACCAAGACTTTGATCTAAGTCAGTTTGGTTTATTTTTACAAAATGACACATTGTTTATGACAATGCATATAAATGCAAGTGTTAAAACATTAGGTAGAAAAATCATGCCCGGTGATGTTTTTGAACTTCCGCATTTAGTAGATGAATATGCAGCTAATGATTTTAGTGTAGTGCTAAAACGTTTTTATGTTGTAGATGAAGTAACTAGGGCAGCAGAAGGATTTAGCCAAACTTGGTATCCTCATTTGTATAGAGTGCGTGTAAAACAAATTATGGATTCACAAGAATACAAAGACATTTTGGATCTACCCGCAGATGATGAAGCAGGAAATACTTTACGTGATGTTCTAAGTACATATGAAAAAGAAATGCAAATCAATGACGCTGTTATTGCTCAAGCAGAAGAATATGCAAATCAAAGCGGGTATAGTACAATCCAATTTTATACATTGAGTGTAAAAGAAAACGGCGAAGTTGCAATTGTAAGCACTGATTATCAAGACCTATTAGTGGACGGTACTATTACCAGTGACACAGTTTTTGTAACACCCGACGGTAACGGATATCAAGGTTATCTAGTAGGTGATGGTATACCGCCTAATGGTGCGCCGTTTAGTCAAGGTACTGGATTTCCTTCAGGTGCCGATGTTGGTGCTTATTTTTTAAGAACCGACTTGCTGCCAAACAGACTGTTTAGATATGATGGCAACAGCTGGAAGAAAATAGAAGATGCTGTAAGAACAACTATGACAAATGATGATACTAGAGATACTCTAAAAGGAACATTTATCAATAACACTACTGTAAATACAATCGGTGGCGAAGAAGTTGTTGAAAGACAAGCACTAAGCAAAGCACTAAGAGCAAAGGCAAATAACTAATGCAGTTTTTTTATGACGGACAAATACGTAGATATCTAACGCAAATTATTAGAGTGTTCAGCAACTTTAGTTACCAAGACGGCGATGGCGATCTTAAACGTGTGCCTTGTATGTACGGTGATATTACAAGACAAGTTGGCAGCATTATAAGAGAAAACTCAGAAAACAAATTGCCAAGTGCTCCTCGTATTGGTGTTTACATTACAAGTTTACAAATGGATAGAGCAAGACTTAGTGATAGTAGTTTTGTCAGCAAAGTAAATTTACGTGAAAAAGAGTTTGATTCAAACACTAATAGTTATCTTGCTCAACAAGCAAAAGGATACACAGTAGAAAGATTACATCCTACACCTTACACGTTGGCTATAAATATCGATGTTTGGAGTACTAGTACTGATCAAAAATTACAAATATTAGAACAAATCTTTATGCTGTTCAATCCAGATTTAGAATTCCAAACAACTGACAATTATGTTGACTGGACAAGTTTAACCACACTGTATTTAGAAGATATAAATTTTAGTAGTAGAAGTATACCGGTAGGAACACAAGATGATATTGATGTTGCAACTATAGGGTTTACTGCACCTATATACATTTCACCTCCTACCAAAGTTAAAAAACTTGGTATTATTACAGATATTATTACAAGTATTTTCAATCAAGAAAACGGTACAATTAGTTTAGAAGGATTTAATCCTCCAACGGATACTGATCAAGGTGCAGCAAGTGGAACTACAGTATTACCAGATGGAACTATTGTTTCGCAAGGCACAGCAGGCATTGGTTTAAATGGTAGACTAGACAACGAAAATCCATTAGTAACAAGTTATAGAAATTTTGATATTATTGTACAAGAAGAAACTGCACAACTTGCATTGAATAGAAAATTGCGTGTAGGAGAAATAAGTTGGCTGAATATTTTAGAAGCAGAACTTCCTGCAAGATATCAGCCTGGTATAAGTCAAATAAGAATTCGCAGAGCAGAATTAAATTCAGAAATTGTAGGAACATTTACTATTAGAAACGGCGATGCATTTATTATGGATATAGATTGGGATGCAGATACATTGCCAAGTAACACGCTGATTGAAGGTCCGACAAAAACTGATGGGTCAGTTGATTATATTGTAAATCCTATTGAGTTCAATCCTAGCTCTGTCAAAACAGTAGGTACTCGTATATTATTACTAGGTCCTTTAGGTTATAGAGTAGACAGAAACTTTATAGCAACTTATAGTGATAACAAAATTCACACAGATATAGACTTCTTTATTTTAACAAGTTCATTAGGTGCTCGCATAGGTGAGCAAACAGTTACTGGCTTTAATGTTTATGTAAATGGAATTGAAGTTTCTGCTACAGGGTCAAATGTAAATGATAAATTTTTAATTACATTAGATGTGCCATACAATGCTGACGATAGTGTGCAGTATGTTTTAAATCTCAACGAAGACGGTGCAGCGGCATGGAAGAATGCTGACAATAGTGATTTTGTTGCCGATGCAAACGACATTGTAGAATGGGACGGATCCAAGTGGCATATAATTTGGGACGGTAGTACTAAAAACGATACTACGTATGTTACAAACATTACAACAGGACAGCAATACTATTGGAACGATTATTATTGGCAAACTGCTATAGATGGTTATTATCCAAGAGGTACCTGGACTATTACTTTATAAGATAATTATTTTTATGAACAAGATTATATGCAGTGGAGCATTGTTCTATTCACTTGAAACAAAAAGATTTTTATTTCTGCATAGAACACAAAGTAAAGCAAAAAACTTATGGGGATTAGTTGGAGGTACTAATGAGGGAAAAGAAACTCCATGGGAAGGCCTACAAAGAGAAATAGAAGAAGAAATTGGGTTCTTACCTGAAATTAAAAAAACAATACCATTAGAAACATTTGTAAGTAATGATGAACATTTCCATTTCCATACGTACCTTTGTGTAATAGACAAAGAATTTATGCCTAAATTAAATAGCGAACACAACGGATATTCTTGGGTAAGTTTTGGTGCTTGGCCAAAACCGTTGCATCATGGATTACAAAATACTCTAAGAAGTAAAATAAATCAAAATAAATTAAAAACCATTTTACAAGTTATTGATATGATCGCTTAAATTCTTCTTTCAACCATTCAAAGTCGTTGATTTTTGCAAGTTCTTCGATGTTATCTTTGTTTAATTCTCCAAACGCTTTGCCAGATATAGCACCAGCAATGGCTGCTTTACCAAAGGGTTTATCAGTACCTCTTGTGCACCAAGCATTTAATCTAAATTCGGTTTCCTCATCTTTTTGTCTAGCAATTGTTCTACTTGCAAGTTTTGCACATTCTCTAAATCCACTACGCCATGCACTAAATGAGTCTGTGTTAAATGCACTTGTATTACTCATTTCTTCAATGCCTTTGAATTTATCACTAATACTTGTTGTCATATCAGTTGTAGATTCGTCCATGTTTCGTGTTAAATTTGTAGGTAGTAATTTCACTCCTCCGTATCCGTAAACCAAACCATTTACTGGATTTAAACTTCTCCAAACGTGTACTGTATCTTTACCGTCTATATCATAAGCAGGTACATAGTAATCAAATTCAAAACCATCAATTATTTCTGCATCGCCGTCTACTACCCAAAACATGTCAGTTTCAACTAATTCAGCAGCACGTTTATGAGCTTTATGAATTCCTTTAATATCCATTACACGTTTAGTTCTTGGAAATTTTTCTGATAAGGTATCAAAATTATCATCTGCATTTGGTTCGCCATTGCTAATAAAAACAATATCGTAGGGCTTTGGATTACTACCTACTTCGTTGTATTCTTTTTTAGTTACAAAAAATCTATAGTCAATTTCACGTTGACTGATGTTTAGTTTTGTACTTGTTAGTGCTATACCATCATAAAAGTCACCGTTTTTCCAAACATGATTTATTTTACGTTCGTATTGGTTATGATGTGTAATGTTAAAGTTCCAATCAAAATCTGGCACTGGCAAGAAACTGTCATTTACCATCCAAAACATATCATAGTTACAATCTTTTTTTGCATTTAAATAATCTGTATAATCATTTACTGTATAGATAGGATATGGCTTCGGAGTGCTTGCTACAATTTCGTGCTCTTTCTTTTTTATTAAAAATCTATGTTCTATTTCTTTTTCGCTTACTAAAACGTTTTTACTGAATAACACAATTCCATCGTAGTTTTCACCATTTAGAAATACATGATTTATATTTCTATCGTATGTATTATGATGATCAAAATACAAACTAAAATCAAAATCTTCTGCAACTTCTACGTCACTCGGAACACCCCAAAACATTTCTGTATGACAATTGTATAGTGCTTCAGTGTAATCTTCATAATTATTGATTGTAAAACGTTGATAAGGTTTTGGTGTGCTTGCTACAATTTCATGTTCTTTTTTGTTTACATAAAATCTATGCTCAAATTCTTTTTCTGTAATTTCAGCCTTAGCACATACAAGTACAATGCCATCGTACGATTTATCATTTAAGAAAACATGATTAGTTTTCATATCAAAAGTTTCTTGATTATGAAAGTATTTGTCCCAAGCAAAATCTTCTACAATATCTACATCACTTGGTATCATCCAAAACATATCGGTGCCACAACTTGCTACGGCACTTTTATATTGCTCATAATGATCAATCTCAAATCTTTCAAAATCTTTTGGTACACTTGCAACTGTGTTATGCTCAATTTTTTCTTTTATATCTCTAAAAAGAATCTCTTCTTCGGTGATAGTTTTTGTTTTACTAAACAAAAATACACCATTATAATTGTTTCCATTTAACCAAGCATGATTAGATTTTTTATCACTGCTATGATGGCTGATATAATAATCAAATTTAAAATCTTCATTGATTATAATCTGATTGTTATATCCCCAAAACATGTCAGTTGTGCTTTTTTCCATTGCTTCTAAATAATCTGTGTAATTATTGATTTGGAAAATATCATATGGCTTTGGATTACTTGCCATAATGCGCACTTCTTTTTTGTTTACAAAAAATCTATGTTTTAATTCTTTTTCCGTTGCTGTATAATTTTTAGGTAGTAAAACTATACCGTCTAATTGATCAATATCTCCGTTGCCGAATACATGCGGAATATCGTAACTCCATTCATCTGGAACATAACTGAACTTAAATGTATCTCTAATCATAGTATCATCGTATACTACCCAAAACATATCAGTGAAACTGCGTTCCTTTGCTTGTTCAATAGTATCAATTACCTGTACATCAAAATTTCTTTCAATCAACCTGTCTAATACAGTTTTATCTTTTCCAATATAAAATATTTCAAATCTGCCTGTACCCTTTGTAGGATCATAATGTCCACAAATGTGTGCATGTTTTTTTACTTCATAATCGCCAGGTGCTGTCGGAACTAGTCTAACCATTTTCCAACTTTTTACTTCACGGCTTTTTTCAAACACATAAGGAAATGCATGTATAGCAGCATCATCGTCAGGCGCAGGTTTATAGAACCAAGGAAAGCTATCATATACTTTTAAATCAGGATCAACTAGCCAAACATAGTCAGCACTTCCTTGCCAATTTTTTATTTCAGTTTCGTCGTGTACAACAGGGTATTGTTCAAAAATATGATTTTTTAAATAGTCTTGTCCGTTGTGTACTGGATTACCAAATCTTTCAAATCTGTCTATAGCTCTCATAATTGGTTAGCCTTTATTCCTATGTGTGCAAGTTTTATATTAGCATCTACGTAAGTATCATAGCCATGATGCATTGCTTGATTACAAAAGTATATATCTTCGCCGCTGTGTGTATCTAAAATTTTATTATATTCATGTGCAAACCAAGGCTTAGGCAAGTCTTCAAAAACTTGCTTTGTTATTAGCATACAACCCATACCTACTGCCCATACTTTGTGTAAACCAGTTGTTGCTGTAAGTCTTTGATCCATGTTGTTAGGATCTGTAAATGCTACACTTTGATACGGTGCATATCTTGTACTATAATTTGCTGCTACAATATCTTTTTTGTGTGACATTAGATCTAATACTATATTGGCAGGAAAGTACATATCGCTATCTAACCAGAGCAAGTGTGTAGCACCACTAGCCAATGCTTCATTTGCTAACTGTGTTCTAGACTCACAAACTACACTACTGCTAACAATGTGCAAGTTATAATCTATTGATAATTTTGTCAAACGACCAGTAAGATTTGCTAAACTTTTTGCAAATATTGTGTGTACCTTGTCGCCTGCTGGAACGCAAATACTTAGTTGCATTAGAGCATTGTGTTTGGCATAGTTTCCTGGTTTAGATCTTTTTCAGCACTAATAGTAAGTTGATTCCAATCACGTGCAGATCCAGTTGCTACTTTTACACATTCTTGAAAATCGTCTGGTGATAAACTTGCCATTTTGATCATGTTCTCTGGTTGTACTTTTCCAAGTGTAAGCAAGTCTGCGCCTGCTGCTTTACCAAATGTCATAATCCAATGCAATCTGTCATCATCTTCTGGAATATCCATAGCCGCAATTGCATCAGCAACTTGTTTTTCAAGTTCTTCAGTTAGTCCAAGTCCTTGTGCTTTTGTAGTTTTTCTTTGCTTTGTATATTCCTGTGCCAAATCTACATTTAGTACTTCGTATAGTGTTTTCATTATTTGTTCCTTAGGGTAAGATTGGAAAATAGTATCCGCCAAAACTACTACTCATACTAATAGTAGTCCCTGCACTAATACCGATGTATGTACCTAACACACTAATGGTGTAGCTACTGGCAAATCCACCATTCACAAAATAATTGCGAATGTCACTCATTGATATTGTGTTGCCTGTTGCTGGTAATGCCATTACGAATCCTATTTTCTATACAATAACACACTATTTACTCTGTGTCAATGAAGGATAGCCAATAAATTGGCTACCCTATTATTTATCTAGTAGTTTTTGTACCATCGCTTTCAGTTCATCAATTTCTTTTTGCTGCTCTTTGATTGCTTCAATCAATACAGGCGCAATACGTTCGTATTTGACTGTTAGATAATCGTTACCGCTTTTGCTTTCACCTGTATCAGTATCAATATCAAACGGTGCAGGAGCAACTGCTTCTGGCAATACTTCTTGAACTTCTTGAGCAAGTAAACCAACTTCACGTTTTTCAGTATCAACATCTAGTCCCCACTTATGACCTTCGTTTGTCCAATTATAAAGCACACCATTTAATGCTTTGACTTTGTCAAGTGCATTTGGAATGTTTTCAATGTTGGTTTTAAGTCTAGCATCTGAAGAGTACGCTGTAACTTCGCCTGGGAATAGTGTATTACCACTACCATCTAGTATAGTTGCAGTTCTAGTTAGTGAACTAAACACACCTGTATACTGTCTATGATAATGTGGTTCTGTTCCATCATCACCTGTAGCAATTTCTAAGTAACCTGCGTTTGATCCAGTAGCAGCACCACCAAATCTCCACTGGTCGTTGTCTCCCATTGTACCTTGTGTACCACGGAACGCTGTACCGCTGTTTGTAAATACCTGTGTTGCAGTTGAGTTATGCGCACCATTTGTTCTCAAGAATCCAGTGCTGTCAATACCATCTAGGGTATTAGCATCATCAGCACTAATGCCAGTTAAACCACTACCATCACCGCTAAATGTATTAGCAGTAACATTACCAGTAATACTAATACTACCAGTTCCGCCTAGTGTGCCAGTAAAGTCATCATTGGCATCGGCACGAATGAAACTTGCACTGCTCAATCCGTCTAACTGGTCTGCATTTAGTCCACTGCCTGCACCGTCGTTACCTGCATGCCATACAGTATAAGAAGCAGTGCCATCATTGAACACAAGTCCATTTGTGCCGCCGTCAACTTCTAGTCTAGTGTTTCCACCTTCGTTTACAATTTGTATCTTATCGCCGCTGTCAGCATATTGAATATAACCTCTACGATCTGTTGCTTGATAGAAACTAATGTATGGCGAGCCGCTTGCACTTGTATCTGCCAAACGAATCATTTCGTCGCCTGCGTGACTCATTGTCAACAAGCCTGCCATTGTATCTGCTTCGTCACTGCGTACAAAATTTGCACCATCGATACCATCTAAGGTTTCGGCATCTACATTAGTAAGTCCGCTACCGTTACCAGTAAATGTGCTTGTACCAATATTGATGTTGCCAAAGCCAGTGCTTATACTACCTGCGTTTAATGCACCTGTACCTGTCAAGTTGCTGTAGGTTCCATCAATCCTTGCGTTTGGTACTGTGCCTGATCCTAAGTTTGTAGCATTTAGAGCTTGTATACCACTACCGTTTGCAGTGTTTAGACTACCTGCATACAAGTCACCTGCAACACCCATACCGCCGCCAACACGTACAGCACCAGTAGTTGTATTAGTTGCTGCACTTGTATCAGTAAATGTTTTAACACCATCCATGGATTGGTTGCCGCCTAGTCTTGCACCTGCAACAGTACCACTATCAAGTTCGTCTGCATTTAGTGTTGTTAGTCCGCTACCATTACCTGTAAATGTGCTAGATCCAATATCAATGTTACCAAACCCACTTGTAATACTACCTGCACCAAGATTTCCTACACTGGTTAAACTTGATGCTACCACAGTACCGCCTAATGTAGTCGAACTTAGTACATCTACATTATTGATACGATATACTTTAGTATTTGCAATGTTTATACTTTCACTAAATTGCCATGCTGCATTTGTTACATTGTACAGCATGGTTTTGTTTGTATCACCTAACAATGTTATACCACCGCCGTTTGCTGTAATATCTGTTGGCGTGGCAACATTGCCTAATTCAATGTTTTTATCTTCAACAATTAGTGTTGTAGTATCTAGTGTTGTAGTTGTACCGTTGATTGTTAAATCGCCTTCTACAACTAGGTTACCTGCAAAGTTAGCATTACCTGTTGTATAAGCAACAGTAAATTTATCTAATGCATCACCAAATGCTAGGTCACCTGTTGCACCAATTTGCATACGCTGTGTGTTTGCAGTGAAGAAATCTAATTCGTCATTATCATCACCGGATGCAGTTTCTGCTCTAATAAATGTGTCTTGATCAATATCTTTAACACCGCCTAGTGTTGCCCATGCTGTGCCATCATAACCTTCAAATGCCACGTCAGTTGAGTTGAAACGTACTTGGCCTGTTTGCACTGTTACACGTTGTCCAACTTCTCCAGGACGTTGTGCAGTAGTACCAACTGGTACTTTAATTGCAGTTGTATCAGTAAAGTCGGTGTAACCATTTAGGTCAGTGTCACCGTATGTATCAATTCTCATACGTTCTGTTACTGTTTGTAACAAATCACTAGTAGTGGATGTTTCGCCTGTGTTTACAATGAAATCACCGCCTGTCGCATTACCAGTACCAATGCCTGCCTGTATTGTAATGTCGCCACCTGCTACATCAGTTCCTAGGCCGTCGGCACCTTTGATAATACCATTGCTAGGAGTACCACTTGTTTCTGCATTACCAATAATAATGCTAGAATTTTTCAGTATCAAAGAATTGTTGATTGTATGGCTACCTGCTGGTACATCAGTTGCTAGTGCAGTAACAAGATTGTCAGTTTGAATTGTAAATGATGTAGCATTGTCTGTTGCACCACTTACTGGCCATGTACCGTCTAAGTTTGTAACACCACTGCTTGCAATGTTTACAGTGTCCCCTGGACTAATACCTAATGTGTATGGAGTGTATGTAAATGCTAAAGTTGTACCGCTTAGAATACTACCTGTACTCTCTGCGCTTAAATATATAGCATCATCAGTAACACCACTCACTGTTGTGTTTGCAGGAATACTAGTACTTCCTGTAATAATCATTCCAGCTAAAATACCTGTAGTATCACTCATGATAACTTCATTGACACCATTTTGTGTAACTTCAGAAGTTGTCGCTGTAATACTAGATAAGTTTATTACAACACTTCTTGCAACAGTTGCTTCGTAACTGTCAATGAAAGGGAATATGTCTCTAGGGCCGTCTCCATTACCCATTACAATATTAGTTGCAGCACCGCCGATTTGCAGGCTAGTTACGTTTTCGTTGTAAATTCTACCTGCGCCTGTACTCTTAGAAGTAAGTGCAGCAGATCCAATATCTAGTCCTTCAGCAAGGTCAAGTGCTGTACCCCATTCAGGTGTTTCGCCATTTGATTTCAAGAAGTTGTTACGTCTACCAATGTTTAGTTGGTTTAAACTTGCAGCAGATTGTGCGTAAATGATATCGCCAATACTATATGTTGCAAGTGCTGTACCACCTTTGGTTACAGGAACAACACTGGTAAGGTTAGCTGGGTTTAGGAAGTATGCACTATCTAGTCCGTCTAGCGTACCTGCATCAACAACACCATCTTTAATGAATACTTGTCCACTACCGCCTGTATCAATATCAAATTGAGTTTGTAAGAATCTTGCAACACCTAAACCTGAGAATGTACCAAGTGGATCGTAATCAACGTTACTAATACCAATGTTTACTGGATCTCCATAAAATTCTCCACTTACACTGCTACCTGTTAAACTTATTGGGTTATCTACAGTTGATGCTTTTTTCAAACTTTGCACAACGGTTTTATAACTACTATCACCAAACAGTGCTGTGTCACTGTTTGGCACACC